GGGCGTTTCCGGCTCTATTTTGCCCGCTTCCGGCTCTGCCGGTAGGGCAGCAGCCTCCGGGGCAATATCGTGGCTCTCCGGGGCTGCTGCTTCGCCTGGCGGGGTATTCTGGCGCTCATTCCAGAGCTTTTCGGCGTGGTCATGAAGGGCGACTATTCGAGCGATTAAATCTTTTTTGCCCTCTCGGCTTATTTTAACCTTGTGATATTCGGCGTCGATTTTGTCAGCCTGAGCCATAGCCTCGTCAAATGTCAGGCCATTAACCGGATCGTGTAACCCCAAAAGAGACATTATTCTGTCTTCGTTCTTGGCACTTATTTCTGAAACGGCATTGCGTAAAGAGGAGTTTTCCGATTCGGAAAGCGCTTTGCCGGAAAGAGCTTTTTGCGCTGCTATCTGCAGGCCGTGATAAGTTTCCTGTTCTCCTGTCTCCCCCATGCCGGAAGTGGCATCCATAACAAGTTTGAACTGCTCGTTATTATCCCATTTCTCATTTTCATCAACGGGAATAAGGCCAGCTTCGGCAAGAGCCTCGCCCATTTGGTCTATGCTTTTACCGCCATCTGAAACAATGAGGCGCTGCCCAAAAAAGCCATTTGCCTTCTGGTCGCCTTTAACGTCTAAAAACTGAGCGCCCCACTGTTTTTTTACATCGTCGGCATTGTACCCTCCTGCTTTGCGGATAAATGACAGTATGTTTTCAGCATTTTTAGCATTCTCAGACTTGGGTTCGTCTCGCAACGCCTCAAGCTCTTGCTTGTGGTCATAAACCCACTGCGGAAAATACTCTTCCCGCTCTTTTTCAATGGCTATTTCGTCGGCTTCCGTTGGCGGCTTTTCGGACTGCTGCTGCGCAAGGTCGGCTTTCAGTCCTTCCCTTCCCTTGGGTGAACGCCGGTCGGCATCCATCTTGTTTATATCGGCAATAAAGACCTGAGCGGATTCTGCGGCAGGACCGAGCCCGCCTTCCACTGGCTTATTCCAGGCGTCGCCCAGGTTCGGCCCGACGATCCCGCTTGGCATTGGCTTCAAAAGAGCTTCCTGCTGCTGCCGGCGGGCTTCAAGCACCTGGGCGAGCGTTCCAGCCTTCTCCTGTTTTGCAAGCTGTTCATTGAGCGCCCGCAGGCTTTCAGGGCTTCGGATGTTATCTTGCGGGGCTAGGTTTCCGACAACAGGCCCGGTCTTTGCGGCGATAACCTCGTCGAAAACGCTTGGGTCAAAGCCGTTATCAACGGCCTGCTGCCTGCTCGACAGCACGGCATCAAGTGGCATTTTATCCAATTCTGCCCTTACGGCATCCCGGGCGCTGGGCTCGTCGGCAGGAGCGGGCTGATCTCCGCGAAACTCACCAGCAAGCTTATCAATTTCTACTGTCCTTGCCTTGGGGGACATGCTGGATACGGGGGGCGTTTTTGCAACTGCTTTGACGCCACCAGACAACGCAACGAACGGCATAACTCCAATGGCGGTGGACAGTATCGGGTCGGTAACAGTTTGAGTCCATGATGGAGCCGCCATTTTCCCGGTAGATTTCCGCAGCCCGGTTTCTGTTATATTTTGTATCTCTTCTTCGCTAAGCTCAGCCGCATACATCCCGGCGAGCCTCCTTATTGCACCCTTTGCTCCATCTTTCGCCCACTGTTTTGCTATCTCCTCAGGCCCCTTCCCGAGTCCAACAAGGGTCATTTCGTAAAGAGTGCCGACAGATTCTATCCCGCCTTGTGCCACGCCATTTGCAAAAGCCAAAACCCCTGCCTTTTTTTCAGGCACACCGCTTTTTATAGCCTCGTCGTAAAAATCTTGATATGCCGGTATGCCATAAAACAAACCAGTGCCAGTCATACCAACAGCCTTGCCGCCGAGCCAAAAAGGCATTGCCGCAATCTGTGGCCCCATTGATCCTATACCGCTATGGGTGTTTCTTGATATGTATCCCTTCTCCGTAAAGTCTGTAAGCCTGTGTTTGGGATCGCCCATCTTTTTATCGGCGGCATCAGATATTTCTTTCCATGCTTCAGGGCTGTTTTCTATCGCGATTCCGCTATATGGGTCGGCATAGCCAGGGAGCTTTGAAAGCGTCTTTGCGGCCATTGAAACAGCGGATGGAACTGCTGTCTTAAACCCCTTCTGCGCGGCCTCGGTCATGGCAAGGTGTAAATCTTGTGGTAAATTTGGGCTTTCCAGAGAGGAATATTCACCCTCCATCCCATACGGGTCAGCCTTCGGCGCTGCCGGTTCCTGTTTCGGCTCCTCATACATGGCCCGTATCTGGTCGGTTGTCGGTCCTTTTGCCTCGCCCATTTCAAACGGATATTCAGCTATCCCCTTCGGCGCATACAAGTCCCGCCAGCGTGACAGCTTTTCCGCATTGGTCGGCTTGGCAGTAGCCTGCTTCTCCTGCCTGGCGAGGCTATCGGAGACGCCAGCCGCATCGTCAAACGGAAGGTTTGCAATATCCTGAGCGCTGGCAAAAGACGTGGCGCCAGTGCCCTTTTCCTGTTCGTCGTCAAAAGGAAGGCTGTTAAGATCGACCATGATTATTGTACTCGCTGTCCTGAAGCCGTGTCATAGTATGTGTTTTCGTCAAGAGTCCAGTATTTTCCTTTTGCCTTTGTTCGCGCCCCTGGGGGAATTTTCCCCGGGATTACCTTTAATGATCGTTGCTGCTGCCCTTCCGGCTTCTGTGTTCCCTCGGCAATCATGTTCTGATACACCCTTGACAGCGCATCTGCGGTAGTGTTTGCCGCTGATACCTGATCGCCCTTATTGCCCCATGTTGTCGGATTCCACCACGTTTTCCCGGCAGTGTCGAGCGGGTTGCCTTTTTCATTGAGGCCGCTCAGGGCCATAGCCCTTTGCTTCATCTCTTCTGTTTTGATAGCGCTTGCAGCCTGAGAAACACCCGGGTAATACTTTTCGCTCCCGGGCTTCTCCTTGGTCGGGTCAGGCTTCAGCCCGAGGTTTATTTCCTTGGCCTGCTGCTGAATAGAAATAGCGGCCTCATCCTCCTTCTTTTGGCGGGAAGCGCTGACATCTACACCCGCATTTTCACGGTGCGTATTCCTGTCGGTGTTTGCCTCAAAATTTTTCTTGAATAGAAACTGCTGCATCTCCCGGGCCGCTTTCTTTCTCTGGCCCTGGGATTCCAGCAAGCCGACAAAAACAGCGTTCGGATCGAGCGGCTTGCGGTCGGGGTGCTGCGCGTTTATTTTGTCAACGGTGGCCATAGTTGAGCGGTACATGGCATCGTAAGCGTCTACCGGATCGCCGCCAGGCTGCAGGCCGTTTTCAAACATATCAGGCGTTGCAGGCTTGCCCGTATTGGCCGTAAACGTCGCGGCATTTGGGGTTTTCGCAATGTTGTCATACAGCGAGGCTCCGATAGCTTCAGAAACAGAACGCTGATACGCCTGTTCCTTTTCAGCTTTCTGGGCCTCAATCATCATCTTTTGCCGCTCGATAGCGCCCTGATTTTGAATTTCCTCGCGGTTCGTATCGCGGGCAATATCCCGCTTCGCCTGATTGTCCGCATTCGCGTTGTCAATCAGGTATTTGCTGAGCGTTCCAAGTCCTGTAGCCGCTGCCCTCGACCAATCAAATTTTGCCATGGCATTGATCCTTTAAAATTTTTAATTTCAACTACCGGAGTAATTGACGGCCTGCTGTGACCAAAAACCCGGATTTGTCATCTGGTTAAGCTTGTCCCAAATCCCCACCCCGGTATTTATAAGTCCGCCGTAATAATTCTTCATACCGAGATCAGCTCCGGCTGCCGCTGAATCGCGGCTGAGTCCGAGCTGCGCAAGGTTGAGCTGGTTCGCGTCAAGCTGGCCCGCCCGGGAAAGAGCTTCGGTAGCCTGCTGCTTCTGGAGTCCGGCAAGCAGATTGTTTTTATTCATGGCAAGATTCTGGTTCATGTCCATCATTGCCCTTGCCTCGGTCCCGCCGCCCGTCTGCCCGCCCCAAGACATATTTTCCAACATCTTGTTCTTGGCATCTGCTGAAGATTTGTCCATTAAGGCAGTCTGATTTTTGAAATACTCGCTGTTGGCGTCGGTGAGTTCACCGTTCAGGGCTTTCTGCAGCTGAGCGTCAACGGTATTCCCGAGGTCGGTTCCGCCCTTTGCCGCCTCGATCAGCTTTCCTGATTCGTCAAACTGGCCTTGGCTGGTAGAGCCCGGCTTAAATATAGCATCGCCGACACCCTTGATGGCGTCGAGTGCTCCAGGTCCGGCTTTCTTGCCGACATCGCCCGCCCATCCGCCGATTGCTCCGCCTCCGAGTGCACCAATCCCGAGCCCGGCGAGGCCGCCTGTTACTGCGCCAGGTATTCCGCCCAACTGAAACCCGGTTTGCAATCCTTGTAAGCCGCCGTACAGTCCTCCGCCGATAGCCCCAGAAAGAGCAGGGTTTTCAACGATGAATTTTCCGGGATACCAACCAGAGTCAGAATTTGGCGAGGCCATAGTGTTCATTTTATTGATATTTCCAATGTCAGCCATAACTATCTCCTATTTTTTGAAAAACGACAGGGCAAATGTTCCGGCTGCAATTGTTGCAGCTCCGCCGACGAGATTTCCTAAATTCTGCATTGCCTGAATGCCCTTGAGTTTATTGTTGTATATTTCCATCTCTCTTGCCGCCATCTGCGATCCGGTTGAATATCCGCCGATATTAATAGCCTTTTGCTCATCCGGCGTCAGAGGTTCGCCCTTTATCATGGTGGCGCGTATCGTGTCGATTACCGGGCCGCCAGGTTTCGCAATCGAGCCGATAACGTCGTTGCCGCCCCGGTTGTCCCATATGGCCCGTTGGCCTTCGAGCTTCTTGTGGGCAATCCGCTCCTCCATGCGCTCCTTATCGGACTTACTTTCGCCGGAAAGGCCGCCTGCTGCTGCCCCGGCGACAGCGCCAACGCCTGCGCCGATGGCTGTACCGTACCCGGGTGCAATAGCCGTCCCAACTTGAGCGCCCGTAGCCGCACCACCAAGCGCGCCCTGCCCCGCCCCTGCCGCAGCGCTGCGCTTCTGTGTTCCGCCGCCGCCGCCGGTTTGCGCCACCGGGAAAGCCTGCACCTGCTGCTGTTGTGGCGCGGGGGTAGGCTGTGGTTCCGGTTGCGCCAGTGCGCCTGAATTATTAAAGCCGCTTGCAATCTGAACCGGCTGCCCGGTTTGCTGGTCCACCTGATACACATTGCCCTGATTGTCGTAGGCGTACCCGTCCTGTTGCGGTATCTGCGATAATTGATATTCGTATCCCATAATTACCTCCGCGCGCACCGGCTCACGAGTATCCCGAGCCGTGAAAGTTTTGAATGTGTTGTATCTGTATTTCTAAACTGAAACGCCACGTATTTGCAGCGGCCTGAATCAAGATCAACTTGCGCCACGCCATTATTAAACACTATAGGCAGCGGGAAGTTAGGGAATACCGGCTTTTTTATGGTGTCGGAGTAAAAGGCCGATACAGTCCACGGCGACCCGTCGCCCTCGACAACGAGTCCGCTTATTTTCCCGTATCCGAGCGCCTCATCGAGGGGGATCAGGCGTGTTTCATAAATTGCGGTTGGCCCCGGGGTTTTTTGCCCGCCATTAACCCCTATGTCATTATAGATATGATTGCGCCTGTAGAGCATGGTTCCACCAACAATAACCACGGGATCAGAAAGCGTTGACTCTTCGGCAACAGAAAGGTTATTGTTTGCATCATCAGACCAGACCCTTGCATTAGATTCAGCCCGGGGAGCGCCAATGCCGACAATTTTTATCTCGGCCACATCTTTAAATACACGCTGGCTCCATGTCCCATACTTAAAATCGTATGCCCACAGAATGTTCCCGCTTGAAAAATAGATAATCTTATTATACCCGTCTGCGCATCCCCGGACAAAAGAACTGCGCCCTGAATTAGCAAAAAGGTCGTGTACCGGCAGGGTTAAATGGTTCGGATTGCCGAGAACTACAACCCGGCCATAGCTGTTGTAAATAAGAGCGCCGTTATAATCTATCATTGCATCTGGAGAATCAGTGCCGCCAGTATCACCCTGAACAGGAGCAAACACTTCATACCCTCCGGCATTGGTCCAGATTGATTTTTCCCGCCCGACATAGAGCTGCCCTCCGACACTACATAGTCCAGTAATCGAGTCCCCGCCCTGCGTGAAATCGAAATAGTTATCCCAATCGTTATAGTGGCCGATGTTTTTTACCTTTGACCAGATTGCCCTATGGTTAAAAATCTTCTTGCTTGCCGCCGTATCGAAATACTTGAGCTTTGCCCAATAAAGAACGTCTTTGACTGAGGCGAGAAGTTCGGCCTTGAGTTGTGCGCCACGGTAGAGCGTCGAAACTGTGTCGTCAGCATGGGGCGACGGTAGCCCGAGCAGTGCAGTGCTTTGATGAAAGAATATTAATGGCGTCGTAACGCCATTTGTTATGATCGTAGCAGGGCCGGGGCAGTAGGTGTTTTCAGTTACGTCAGCACCAGCCTTTGTGTATGTATTGATTGTCTCGACCTCTGCCCAGGCCGAACCGTTGCTTGTCAGGGTATAGCGCCCGGTCGAGATATTCATTAATGCGTTGCCCCTTGTGTCATATATATAATATTGCCCCGTCCAAGTTTTTGGGCCTATCCAGTAATCTGTATCCTCAAGAAGATTAGAGGGCGTTGACGTCGGAAGCGCCTGGCCAGTACTGCAATGAAATCTAATTTTTGCCCCTATCGGATAATACGGCTTGTACGGAAGCGAAACATGATCTCCATCATTGTAAAACGTAGCCAGACAATCCCGGCTTATTCTAGTATCGTAATGATTTGTAAATCTTATGTTCGCATATCTTCTACTTGCAAGACCGGGATTAAAACCATAGCCGTTTTCAACGGTCAGCTCAGTAAACGTATCAAGCGACATATCCCATATTTCAAATCCTGCATAATCGCCCTTGCCCGTGCCTGTTGAATAAACGATGAGGGCTTTATTGGTGTCATAGACGTGCAGACCGATAATGTCATAGTTAAACCGCTTGACAAGGCTATACCCGAAATCCTTTATTGCCACTCCCTGCTCCAGCCGCAGGTTTTGAATATAAGGAGTCTCATTCGGCGCATGCCTGCCCGGTTGCGCTTCGGAGTTGAATACGGTTGCTATTTCAATCGGAATAAGTCTCATTATTCGCAGGTCTCATCAACGGTATAGGTTAGCGTGGCTGCATAGATATAAATTTCGCCAGTATATGTGTCATAGGGACTATAGGCCCACCTTCTAATCATTAAGCCTGCTGGCTTGTCTGACCAGCTTACGGTTGGCATAAGCGAAATGTCATATTTTAAGAATGAGTGATAATCGCCATTTCCAAGATTGCCATTTACGACTATAGCAGTAAAGGGAAGTTCGCTATAATAGGTAATAGAGTTTTTTAAGGCTACATACATGAATGCAGCCTCCGTTGTGCTTGTTGATGATGATGCAGAATAAAGCGAAATAGTTATTGACGTAGGATTACCATTTATGAAGGCTCCAGAATAAAAAGCATCTTGCGCAATATATGCAGTTCCCGAAAAAGCAAAAGCGCCTTCTGCACTTGTATTGGGACAAAGACAGCTGCTTGAGCTGCTTATTCCACAATTATAAGGCGTCATAGGTGAAAGCGACTGCGTATATGTTTTACTGCACGTTTTAGCCCTCCTTCCGATAGTTACCGTGTTGCTTTCTCTTGTTACCGAAACACCTTCAGCCGGAGCAAGTGTAACCGTCCCCGTTGCAACCCCTGTTTCGTTATCTGCTATTCCTGTAACGCCGGTATTGGCAATGGTTAAGGTGTCGGTTGCCGTTGTGACTGCTGCAGAAATACCGCTCCCCGCCGTAACCGTAACCGTTCCATCTGCCGAGTTTGCTCCATCTGTGATTGCAACAATACCCGCCGTTTCAGCGATTGCAACCAATTTCCATGTCGTTGCGTTATCGCAGTAATATGTGTTTCCAGAAGTTGCGTCTGAACACAGGTCGCCAAGATTATCAGCCGTGCAAGAGTACCCCGAGCAAGACCGTAAATGCCCGGCCTGCTTCTTCCAGTTCGTGCCGTCATAGACCGATAAAGTTTTGTCTCCCGCCTCCCATGCAATGTGACCCTGCTTGAACGTGCCAGTCATGTTGTCACCCGTATAGCTTGCTATAGGCCCTATGATTGTAACATTGTCGGGAAAGTCGTTGTCCCAACCAAAGCCTTTTGTGCCCTCAATGCTGGTATAAAAAATCAGGTCAGAAATGCTTTTAATATAAGAGAAATTAGCCTTTGTGTAATCGAGCTGCGTTCCAAGCCCTGCGGAGTCGTCTTTGTCCGGAGTGTCGGGCGTCCAGACGGCATATGATGCACAAGCAGTTAGCAGCACCATGATTATTGTAAACAGATATTTTTTCATATTAGTTTCCTTGTCCTATAAGGGTGAAGTTAAACTCCAAATCTTCGCTATCGGATTCGGTTCCGTCAGGCTTGTAGCATTTTATAACCTTGTTCACCCGGTCATACTCTGCGGTATAGCCTGCCGACGGTTCAAAAATAACAGCCCGAACATTATTAACGGTTCTGGTAAAGTCGTGCTTCACTCCGCCCGTTGCGGTCGTTATTGTCAGCGTTCCGGTTGTCATCCGCAGCACGCCGCAAATCTGCGGCTCAAACTGGCTATAGGTGACAGTATCGGCCATTACGCCCTCTGCCTGATAATTTCCTCAAGTGACGGCCCCTGGAATGAATTGCGTTCCTGTGCGAGCCGTGCCAATACTAAAAGTTCCTGAAATGCCGAGCCTGAAATCTGCGGTGGGTCTTCTTCCATTTCAAAATATTTGGCAAATATCCATAGCGATGCGGCAATAAAAACACCGTCACCGAGATACTTGATAATATCCGGGGTTGAAGCATCTGCCGGGGTTGAAAAATAGGTGGGCCAGTAGTAGAAATAAAACGTGTAGGCGATCGCCGCATTCGGACAACCGACATAAATACCGCCAGCATTTAAAACCCATTTTGTGGGCCGTCCAGTTACCGACGGTGGCCGGTAAATAACTTCATCAAGCGTCCCCCTGATAAGCGGATAATCCGGGGTCATGTAAAACGATTCTTCATCAATCATGCAATACGGACTTATAGTACCGTTGACAATATGGCACGACGTCGCGCCGTTAATATAGTGTGGTTGTTTGTCTGTTTTGTAGCCATTAATATAAACCGACCCGCCGCTTCGTGCTTTCGTGCAATCCCACTTCACGCTCAGAAGAAGTTTAAGGGCATTTTCCATTGCAGTTACAGCCTTGGCAAGATGCGGACTGCTGGCCGCGCCAATATTGCCGGTTCGCTTCAGTATTTCTGTTTTTAATTCAGCCCATGTCTTCATCGCCAGCCGCGCCTTCCGCTTCCAGAGTGATAGCGCATATGCTGCGCCTTCGGCCTGTTGCCGCAGGTGTCAAGATAGAGCGCCTGCAGGGCAGAGGCATATTCCTGCATAAGCCGGCCGGATTCCGCCGCTGCGAACTGGCGCCGTTCCGGGCCATACCGCCCATCTGCCGCCAGTTGTCGCAGGAGCACAGCCGCAGCCTTTCCGGCGATTAAGTGGTCCTGGTACTCTTCCGGAAGCCATGCCACTTCGTAATTTTCGCCGAGCATGAACTGGTGCGGATAATATTCGCTGCCAGATAAAACCGGGATGCCGTAATAGCTGAGTTGCAGAATATCGTCTGTAGACGGCACATTTCTGTAATGCAGGTTTGTGCCTTCCGCGCACACGCCCACGACGTTCCCGGACTTTGCCCGCTCGTAGCAGCTTTCAAGATCATGCGTATTGTTGAAAATATCGACCTCGACGCCCCGGGTCGTACTGTAACACCTGTATAGCTCCCGGCAGAAATTCGTCGGCAGCGCCACGGTATTAACCAGCGTTTCCGTTGACTCCTGTCCGTCAACAGTCACGGTATGCGTTTCGTCGATCAGGTCGATCAGAAGAATAAGCGGAGTTTTGCATCTGGCAAGTAGAAGCGCAGCTGCTGTCATTTCATTCAAGATGAACCGAAACAGCGACGCCTCGCCGATTTTTCTCTGTATTGATGCTTCTATTTCGATTTGGTACATTTTTTAGCCTTGGTTGTAGATTTTGCCCGAGGCTTCTTTTTCAGCTTCGGCAGGCGCTTTGACAAAGCGCACAAATTATCTCTTGCAACCATCAGCTCCTTGATCCTGTCTTTTATTACTTTCAGTTTTTCCGGTGTCGTGCTGCGCTTTCTGGAGGCTTTTCCCAGGTCGTGAATCGTCCGGTTCAGCCTGCGGACTTCGACCTGCGCGTCTCTTTTTGCCGGGGCTCCAAGTGGATTAGCCGATGCGCACCCCGGAGCCTCGTTATTTTTAAAGTTTATTCCTTCGGGGCCTTCCGGCTCCGGCGAACCTGCCGGCTGCTCGGGCGGAGCATACGCGGGTTCGTTTGCCTCGAAAACCTGCGAGAACTGCTCCTTTTTGAGCAAGTGCCTAATATGGGCATCGTTGAAAACCTGACATACCGGGCGGCCCTTTTCGTCCTTGGCAAATACATATTTGTGACCATCAAGCTGCATGACGGTCGGCGTCGATCTTTCAATGTGGCACTGTATCAGCATGCTCTTTCTCCTTCTCTTGGGTTATGGCTTTTAAGCCGCCTCTTCCGGTATATCGCCCGCTGGCGCTTCGGTTTCGGACTTCGGCTCCTCTGCCGGAGAATTATCATCCGTTTCAGCCGGAGCGGCTTCCGTTTCGCCGGCAGTCTCTATGGGATTCGAAAGCAAACCGAAAATGTCCGAGGCAATCCCGGCAAGCTCTTTGAGTTTTTCCTTTATTGCCTCGCAGCCTTCATTAAAAGCCGCGATCTCCGCCCTGTTTTTCAGGATAAGCAGCTCTGAGGGCAGAAAATTCAGGCCGCTTTTAAACAGCGCTTCGAATGCCTTCCCGGGCACGGCAACAATTCCCACGCCGTCACTCACGATGTAATCCCCGGCTTTCGGATTGAGCTTGCGCATGAAATCGTACTCAACCTCTACCGCCTCTCCGGGCTTCCCGTTCTCTTCCGGGACTACCAGCCGCCTGCCGCCGCCTGAGCGCACGTCAAAAATCTTGACCGCCATTACCGTTCTCAGGCTCGTGAAGGTCTGAAAGTTAAAATTACCCATGCTCTCTTCCTTTCATTAAAAAAGCTGACCGGAGCCGGGAAGCCCCGGCCAGCTCTGGTTTATGCAGCAGCTACTATGCTGCCGTAATTGTCGTAATGCCGGTCGTGGTCATGATCGGCACGAACGTCGCGATGAAAATCAGATTTGCGGCAGCCGCTGAGGTGGCCGCTGTCGTGATCTTCATGGCAAGAAACTGGTCGCCCTTCACCGCCGAGATCGTCTGCGTGTTGTAGAAGCAGCCGTACATCAGGGTCGGCACTGCTGCGTGGGTGGCGTTTTCCCGGTCCAGCGTCACGCTCCCGCCTTCCCGGAGGATGGTGTCGAGCGACGAGTTGAACGTCAGGGCATTGCTGATCGTGGAGCCGTCGGCATTCAGCGCGCCAATCGAAGCGACAATGGCGTCGTCAGTGTCGAGGTGTGCGTCGCAGATAACGACGAAATCCACCAGCAGGTGATTGCAGGGGATTTTGCAGATTTTGATAATGTCGTTGATTACCAGGGTTGCCGGAGCGGCAAAGCCGGAAATAACAACGACGGGCACGCCCGCCCGGTCGGAAACGACGGCGGGGGCATCGCCCATACTTGCATAATGAGTAGTAGCCATACTGGCCTCCTTGTGATTGTTTTTAAAGTTTTGGCGGGGATTGCTCCCCGCCGGTTATAAACTTGCCTGATCCGGTCAGGGCGCTTCTGCGGTTACGTCGTGGCAGCACACGCCGTAGTCATACCCGCCGTAGGTGTTCTTCTGAACGCCGCAGCAGGTATCGGTGTCGATCACGAGCTTGCGACCGTGGTCGTCGTAGAACTCATACCAGCCGTAGCGTACGCCCTTGTTGCCCTTCATGCCCCAGGCCACGGTTGCGGCCTGTTTGCCGAGGACAAGGTTGCGGCATGCCGTCACGGACAGCACGTCAGAGCCGCCTGCCGGGTCGGTCCCGACTGCAAACCGGATGACCTTCTGGTGCGAGTGCAGGAGCAGGCCGTTAACCATGCCCATTGCGCCCTTGCAAATGTCGGCATCCTTGCCAAGAGCGCTCAGCATCGCCTTCTGAATATCCATCCAGGTGTTGCCGCTGGAGGCGTCTTTCAGGTCGTTCTCGCTGTACTTGCTCATAACATAGATGTACACATCCTCGCCGTTGACGTTGGTCGGAAGCATCTCGGGCACGCCGTTGACGTCCACGCCGAGCATTTCGATGATGGTTTTCACGGAATTGAGCTCGCTCAGCGTCAGAACGTCGCCAGCGCCGAAGCCCGCATACGTCGATTTGATCTTACGCAGGTGGTTCGTGTCGGGCGCGGTGATGGTGTTCCCCGCAAAGCCGGTGTACCCGCGGGCGAACAGGAACTTGTCATTGTCGCCGCGATTGCCGCTGGTGTACATGAACAGCAGCTCATCCAGAACGCGGCCCCAGTACGGGCCTTCGCTACCCTTCACGATCTTGCGCAGGTCGTGCTTGGAGCGCTTGCGGGTCATTTTCCGGCCGCAATCGTTTCCGTGGGTCAGCAGGTCGATATGGATTTCGCAGGAATTTTCGATGATGGGCTCCTCGCGGCCTGCCTGCGGCGCGTCGCCCTCGGTCGGGGGCGCGCTGGGCGCTCCGACGAGCTGGTAGTCCATGACGTCGCCCTGGTCGCTTTCAAGACCAAGCAGCTCCATCACGGGCATTTCTGTGTCCTCTCCGGTGCCCATGAATTTCTGGAAATAGGTGCGCCGGGGCTGTGCTACGGTGAGGGCTACGCCTTGCTTGCGAACAGAAAGGGCGCTCCCTCGGGGGATAATAGTGTTGCCCATAAGTTACTCCTTATGTGTTGCGCCGGCCCACTCGTCCTTCCGGTCACCTTGATTTTTAATATCTCTTGCTTTTATCAATTTAATTTTTGTATCTATTCCGGCCTCGATTCTCAGGGCCAGACAATTTTTCGGGGCACATTGCGGCACGCGCTCAATGCCGGAGCGCACGGCGTAAATATGATCAACGTATATCGCCGCATCTCCAACCATCACCAGATCGCCAACCCGGACGTCTAAATTCAGCATTGGCTACCTCGATGTCCATTCGTCCATTTCCTTCGGCGAAAGCTTGGAGGCCAATCTGTTTATTTCTTCTGCGTCTCCCCTCTTCATGGCTGCATCCAGGGCCGCATATTTACCGCTGCCAACATCGGGCGACGCGCCGGGCAGGTCGGTAATGGTTTTGTGCATCTGCGGCTTTGGCGGAGCCGGTGGAATTTTCTTTTCATCCTTCGGCTTTGGCGGAGCCGGGGCAATGCCAAGCTCTTTTTCCGCCAGAGCTTTTGAGGCCCGGAGCAGTTCGGCATGCGACTTCCCGCGAAATTTCGGAAGCAGCTCTTTTTGCGCCGCTGACATTGCCGCGAATTTGATGTCGTTTTTCAGCCAGGAGCGGTTTTCCGGCTGGTTAAAAAACTTCATCTGCGCCGTTCGCCAGCCGCGCTCCAGTGTTTCGCTAACCCACTTGTTGTGGTCAACGATGCTGGAATAATTTGCATACTCGGCATTCAGTGAGCGCTCTATCGGAACGCGCTTGTCGTGGAGCTGCCTCTCGTCAATGTCGCCCTCGTCATACTGCTTTTGCAGCTCAACAAGCTCGGCCTCTGCGGCCTTGACGTCGATTTTTGGCACATACTCCCGAAACTCAATAGCCGGAGGCGGGGAAAAATCCTCTGTGTCGTCCTCAAGATCAGGGAAGGGCCTGTCGTCCGATCCTGCGGCGGGCTGCTGGCTTTGTGTTTCCTGTGCCGCTTCTCCTGCGGCGGACTCTTCTGCCGCTTCTCCCGGCTTCTCTTCCGCAGGTTTTTCGGGATCTGCGGCGGGCTCGCCATCTTTACCGGCCTCGCCTGCCGCAGCTGCTTCAGCCGCCGCAGCTTCCTGGTCGGAAATATCCTCAGATATGACGCCATCGTCGTCTATGTCATCGTCGTCAACTTCCTTGGTCCCGGTGGCGTTTATCAGCTCCTCGCCGTCGTCCTCATCTTTGAGGCCCGCGAGTTCTTCGGGTGACAGCCGGTCAAGCTCAGTCTGGGTAAGTTCTTCGTCCGCCATTCTCCTTCTCCTTCTCTTTCGTGTTTTTGTTATTGTTTTTCGAAAATCAAATCCAGCGTCAGCGCCGCAGCCGATCCGTCAAGCTCCTCGGCGCGAACTTTGTATTTCCAGGCAACCGGAATATCGGTAATGTCAACGGCCTTAAATACCGGACTTGTCGATGTCATGTTGTCGGTAAAGTAGATTGTGGCGTTATCCACGTCCTTATTCGTGTAATACGTTACCCCGGTGCCGAGCGGTCCGCCCTGCAGATAGCAGCGTAGCCGTCCGTCTCCGGTAACCTTTGCCACATATGACATCTTGGTGATTCCTTCCGGGAACTGCAGAATGTCGCTGGTTGATACACCGTTTGCCGTTACCGACTCGGCAGTGAAAACGCTTTTCCTCATGACCTCTCCGGCCAATACCGAGCTGAACAACACGCCGAAAACCACAAAAATAGACAGTATCAAAACACAATATTTCTTCATTTCATGCTCCTTGTTATTGATTATTGAGTAAAAGCCCGCGCTCCCGGTATGCCCTGGGCAGCGAAGGATTCGGCATTGATTTAATCTTTGCCTCGCCGTGTTGTATGTTTGCTAGAGCGGTCGCCTCTCGTACCGCCATTTCCCGTGCGTCAATCTTTTCGGCATCCTGAAGCTTTCGGGCCGCAATCTGAATTTCGGCCCGCTTCTTTTCTGCGGACGCCTTCAGGTCGTCGGTCTGCGCAGCCTGCATGCCCCTTACGAGCTGCTTATCTACCTGCGCTTCCTGCATTGCCTGCTGTTCTTCTGGCGTCGGCGGCTGGCCTTCTTGCTCTGGGGCCTTCTGGCCGTTAAGCTTGCGTATGCGCTTCACCAGCACGTCTTTTATTTCCTGATCCAGATCAAACATATCGACATACACGTCAAGCATGGCAAAAGCCACTTGCGGATTGAGGCGCTCCAGTATTTTCCCGAGGTATTCGACCATCTCCATGCGGTAGGTTTCAGAGTAATCCCGCATGGTCACGATATAATCAGCCTGCCGCGATACGATGTCATTCAGGGGGTTGCCGTTTTGGTCGAAAGAGTTGATTGCCTCAAATGATACGGCCCGCTTATTACCGACAATGCGCAGCGAGCGAGGCCCGGGCATGAACTGCTGTATCATTGACAACTTCAGCTCGCCGATTAGCTGCCTGGAATACGTGTAATTGTCGAAAATCTCCCAGGTGTTGAGGGCCGCGGCGCTTTTGCGCTCCCGGATCGCCACGCCTGAATCTGCGTTTGTCGCGAGCCCGGCCTGCTCGTCGCGCACCATATCCTGCGTTACGGCATTATAGATAAACTGCAGCACCTGTATCTGTTGCGATGCTTCCTGCAGGGATTCATTGGTGTTAATCTTCACACCGTTTATGTCGTTGCATTCCATTCGGCCATCCACCTTGGCGCGCTCCCGGGCAAACTCTTCCGGGTCGTCGATTGCGCCCTTCTGATACATGAATTGCCGCTCGCTCAGGAGCCATAAAATGCGCTGCAGGCGCTTATTAAAATCTTTTTGCCCGTAGAGAATGCCGCGGATAACTCCGTAAAAATTACCCTCATAGTCCCGGTATGCCCATATGGGAACAAAGGGGATTCTGTTATGCCGGTACGGGCTCGGCCAGTCGCCGAGCAGGCTATCGCCGCACCAGACCATGCAGCGCACCTGCATGCGGGTAGTGTTGACCGGATAGCAAAAGCCGTTTTGGATCGCCCATACATGCAGCGGGTTTCGTGGATCAAAAAACTCTCCCGTGGGGTTGGGATAACAGCCAGGCCACTGCGCATTCGGAGAGGGTTTGAGTATTTTTGTCCCCGGAGGGCTGGGGATTTTGTACCAGCACTCGACCAGATCAACAAACTGGCGGGTATAGGAGCCCCGGAAGCCCAGATAACTGCCGGTCAGCTTCCTCGATGAAATTACAATTCCGTCGCCGTCATAGTCCCGGTAGGTCTTGCCGGTAAACTCTTCCTCAAAATCGTTTGTCAGGTCGTAATTCTCAGCGATCCCCGTCAGCAAATGCTTATGCTCGGGGAATCTGCCAATGGCTATGTCAACATCGACGCGCTTTCGGATAAAGAAATGCCGGGCATCGGTAAGCCCTATCTTCTGAGCCTTTGAGTCATGCCAGCAGTGCCGCCAGCTATATTGTTCCTCTTTTATCGGCTCCTCACCTTCCCCGTCCTCGTCATAGCGCAGGCCGATCCAGGACAACCCGGCTTTCGCGCCCTGCTTAAAAGCCTCGGAGCACAAAAACTGAGAATGGTTCGTGTCGTCCAAATACTTCATCACCTTCTTTTTGGCGGGAATATTCGGCACATCGTCCTCGGACCGGGGGAGTATATCGTCCTGGAGGCGGGTTTTACGCTCGGCTCCGGTCAGCCAATTGACAGGCTGCCTGCAGATATTGACCATTGACAGGGCCGCGCCCTGGTCGTCTGCCGCGTCTATTTCCTCGTCGTCGTATTGGTCGTTGTCGTAGAAGCGTTCGCACAGGTCCATGATATACCTGTTGTCGGCCTGTAGCTCGCGCTCCTCCTCGAAGGAGCCCTTCATCTTCTCGAAGCGCTCCTGTTTTTCGCGCTCAAGAAGCGGGTCCACAACCTCTTCGACAACGATAATGTCAACCTGTTCGATGTCAGGCATTAAATGTCACCTATTTTGCAGCTTTCCTCGTAAATGTCGCTGCTATGGGTTGTTCCGTCCGGGGCATGGAAAACCACGCCGCCGAGGCATTTGCCCTGTTCGTTTATCTGGACGCGCTGAGCAAACAGGTCCGCCACGCCATCCATAAGAAACATGGTTGTATTGCAGATACGCTGCTTATGGATGAAGTCACCAACCATAGTCCCGTTGGTCTTGCACTGAACGGCCCGCCCAGGCAGCAAGCCGAAATAGACAAGCATGTTCGCGGCCATGACATTGCGCCGGAAGTTCATCATGCCGTCATTATCCTCGCCCTTGCGCCGCACGTCCTCGATGAGGCAGGCGTCGCACTCGGGAATAACAACAGCCCGCTTGTCGTCCGGGCTCTTAAATGAGCGCTCTATAACCATCTGCGGGCGTCCGTCTGTGTCGAAGCGTAAGCGCCGGGAAAGAACGCGGTAAATGGGGTTGAATGAAGCCATGCTCTGGCTACCTCTTTATGGCGCCACGGACTTTTATTGAAGCACGTCCGCCCGTTGCGTTGCGGGTAAAAGAAAGTCGGGTCTTGGGTGGAGAACACAGGGATTCTGGCTTTCCGCGGTACTTGTCAATCGGGAGCTCGACCGCCAGGCTTGGCACCGTTGCTGTTATCCTGCGCGTATAGGCAATGTATTCAATCGGGCTTGTGACCGGGTTAGTGTCGGCTATTGTTGCGGCTGCAGTCTCGCATGACGGGATAATTTTGTAGGTGACGTCAACACTGGTGGCATTGTCGAACGTGACATAAACATAGGCGATAATATTGTCCGCCTCGGAAGCGGAGCAGTCTATCGTCGAGTTATCGACATATGCGCACACCCCGTAAGCCGTCGCACCGTTTGAGCTGGCCTCCGCCTGATGAATGAGGAAAAGAACCGCTAAGGCTGCAAGGAAAAGAAGGATGAAAAGCTTTTTCATATTTTGCTCCAGAAAAACAAAAGGCCCCACGTCGGATTTATCCGATATGGGGCCTTTTGCGGTTTGCTGCCCGAACCATCCGGGGCACGGAAGGGCGGGCAGAAAGACAAAAAGCGGCCTTGTGATGCTGGCTGCTATTGATTCTTAATGGTTAGCTTTTCATTTCTGACTCCCGGGTTTTTTCTTGTCAAAGCGACAATGCTGTATAATTGTCACTTAGAACATAATTGACAGTTTGTCAATTGTTTTTTATTTTATGTCAACTGTTTTTTATTTTTTGTCAACTGTTTTTTATTTTATGAAATCTTAACTTATCCAAATAGGTATCCACGTCTCGCACCCCTCCCGAGCCGACAACAATCCGGGTAATAACCTCGCACGAAAACGTATTGGCTGGCCGGTGGCGCCGGATAGCCTCGGCGCAGTCAGCCTGCACGCTTCGGAGGAATAATTCGAGGTCTTTATTCTTCATGCCGTCCATGCCGTTGCCCTCCCCCCGTCTCTGTAACCCCTGCCCCGCCGTCGCCTCTCGGGATTGCCAGCCCGCTGCAGCAGATACGTCACGCCATAGGCCAGCGCTGCCACTGCCGGATATTGTATGTCGGTCGCATCTTGAGCCCCGGGCGAAGATAGGCTTTCGAGATATTCCAGGACCTTACTATCGTTTCTCAAAAACAGCCGCTTGTTTTCGTCTCGCAGCACATTCAGGCAGGCATTGAAATGGTAGGTCAGCCGTCCCGTTGTTTCGACGTTCGGGGCCTCTGAGAAAAAAAGAAACGGATTAAGTTTGTCCTTGTTAAACTCTTTCAGGAAATTAAGCTCGCCCTGAACCTTGCGCCCGACGATCCCGGCCACAGGGTATGTCTCACGGTGATCCTTGATAAATCTTGCAATGTCACACACCAGACCGTCGAGCGTGTCGGCCTCGGTCTCTTTATGGAGCTGTATCGTCCACCCGGTCAGCTCAAGCAGACAGGCAAAGCCCGGGCGCTCCCCAGGCCAGCCAATTCCGAAAATAGAAATACTCATTTACAGTAGTCCCCGCCGTAAAGGTCACACTTAAACTTCTTGTAGTCCTGTTCGGACTTTTTTTTGCTTTCGTAATAATGCCGCCATGTCTGGTCGATGTCGCTTTGCACCTGCAGCTCATGCTGCAATTCACGGCGCATGTCGTATTCCAGATCAACCGGATCGACGGTCCTGCCAGTGCCCTTGTCGATGATAATGTAATCGCCGGCCAATGCCGGGGCCGCCAGGGCCAGAAGAAACAGGAAAATAAGTGCTCTTGCTTTCATGGCATCCTCCTTTTCAGTTAGCCCTTATTGATAGGAACTTTCTCGGCGTCAGCTCTATTTTTGGCGGAGCTGCTGGGTCGGGATTGTCAAAATCAGGAACCTTTACCAGTCCCCACTCATACATCGGCACCTCATCCGCGTCTGTATGTTCAAATTTATCACAAATCGCAATATAATCAATCGTTCCCGCTTCCCTGTTCAGCCTGGCATCAACGATAATCGAGCATTCCCCCATGATCTTTTTGCATTGGTCGGGGAAGCGCCTCCAGAACTCGAACATAATTGAAAACCTTCCATAGCGGTCGCGGTATTTTACCTGCTCTGATTTATCCATCATCCTATAAATCCTCCTCCTTGCGCAACAAAAATAGCTATGGCGGCTATAGCCAGCCACATCAATACTGTAAATAAATCCTCTTTACGAAAAATCATAACTGCCTCTCCCGGACGGGGAAAATGTTAAAATTAGGGCTTCAGCACGGTCAGGCGATCTTTTCAGCAACTCCTTCATGCTGTCCTTATCCAGTATTTTTATCCGGCCGCGCTGGTCCTCTTCATAGGTCGGGCACAGTAGTTCCTCGATTAGTGTTTCATCTGGAGGCAGCATTGAACCTTGGTCCTTCCGCAGCCATTCCCGGCAGCGCCACCATAGCTGATCCCTCAAAATTCCAAACTCCTTTACTTCCCCGGGGCCGACAGTGCATTTTTCAGTGGCCTTTTCGGAAACCTTTACAGGTATGGCGCGGCAGCCGGACCGAACCATGAGCGGCGCCACGCCCGAGCCAACACCCAGGGCGTCAACCTTTGCGATCAAGCACTTCTTCTGCTTGAAAATCGCAACGGCCTTATCAGATGTAACAACAGTATCTACCCCGTTCCACGATTGCAGAGGCGGCACAAATCCACCATAGCGCAGGGAGCAGACGTTTTCATCCTCGCCATATTCCGCGACATCGAGTCCCATCTCCGGGCGAACACCAACGGGCGGAACCTCGCCGTTCTTTGCAACATAAGCGTCATACCGCGCCCTGGCGGCGGCTATCCACTCCTCGCTTATGAGCGCAGAGCTACCCTGGGCAGGGTATTCGCCGAGCGTCATATAGGAAAACATGGGCTGTAAAACGCGGTACTTCCCGGGCCGAAGCGGCGTCGGGTAATCGCCACAACTGCAGCCCTCCAGGAATTTTGGCAGACTAAATATTTGCGCGTCGGAGTCCTCGCCCTTTGCCGCGGGCCGGCACCACATATTTATTCGTTTTACGGTTTTATCGCGGGTAACAGCGCCTGGAATTTTGTCTTCCCCGGTGACAACGTTCGGATGGCTGAAAGCGGACAATTTAACGACATTGGCCTGCCTGTCCCTTATCTTGCGGTATGCTGCGCCCTGCTTGCGCCTCGGGTTGAACATCACCAGGAGACGACAGTGGCCGCCAGACATGCAGGATTCTATGCCGTTGTAAACTTCATCAGGGATCGCGTCGCCCTCGTCGAGGATGAAAAGCAGGTGCGGGGCATGCTTGCCGGAGAATTTAGCCTCCCGGACCTCGCTTGTGCCGGACATGGGGATTGATACGCCAGTAACAAATTCCTGATCCGCTCGCTGAATATTGAGATTTGTCACGGTGTCAGCCTCGAAAAGCTTTTTGTGGGAGGCTACTACAGAACCAATTTCACCCCACAGCAGGCGCTTTAAATTGCCCTCCGGCGGAGCTGCAGCAGTATAAACCTGAGCACCGGGGAATGTTTTATACCACCATATTGCCACCCTGGCGGCAGCATGGGTTTTCCCGGTCGCATTGCTTGACTGCGCTATCGTTACTTCATGGCCAACGATAGAGCGCATCATTGCCATGACATCATCGGTATAGGTATCACCGAGCACGTCCTTGCCAAACCCAACCGGATCGCGTTCGTATTTTGAGTATTCTACCGTGGCATCACAGCCGAGCTTCAGCGCGAAGCGCTCCCGGCCCAGCTCGACCAGGTGCGCGAGGCGCATCTCGACGAGGCGGCTTGATGATGGTGTGGGTATCTCAATCATGGCGTAGGGCGTTATGCTTCTGGCTCCCAGACATCACCATGGATCGCCTTCATTCTTTTTTTCAGGTGAGCCATGGATTGCTTTTTTCCTTTCCTTGCTTTTCCCATCGCTGCGCCCCTTTCTTTAAGTCCTGGCCTGTTGCGCAATTTTTTTTTGTGTTCATCAGAGCCAAACTTGCAGCGGAGTCGCTCTCTTTTCTGGGTGAAAGTTTCCATCGTTCCATCGGGGGCTACTGTAAGATTGTGCGCGGGTGCCGGCTTAAGGTTTGCTATTGCTATTTCTGACTTAAATATTTCCTTGCGTTTTTTGGCTCGTATCATCTTGTCGTGATCTTCACCAATTTTCATCGGAGGAACCCAACCACCATCCATACGCTTTGTAATTGCTGCGCTATAAGCCCGTGAAGTTGAATCGCAAACAATCCCGTACGTCCATGGAATGTTATACTGTTCCCTATATTTGTCTGGAGTGATCCTGTGAATACGGCGAATATGTTTGCTTACGTCCTTGTAAGATTTACCGCACAGTAGGCATACGACCTTATCCCTAGAAAGATAAGACCTTACTTCTTTGATGCTCTGGAAAGGTGTTGTTATCGGGAACCCCGGCAAAACCTTTCTTCTTGCTGCCCGCTTCCTTGCCGAGCGGAGTAAAGATTCTTTTTTTCCCAATGTCGCTATTCCCTCACCAGCTTCTTCCTTATAGCATCAAATACCGCGTTTCGGGTTTCATCCGGTAAATCCGTCATAGCATCCAGGAAGGCCGCCTCAAACTCAGCAAACAGTGATACTTCTTTGCCGAGTAGGCCAAGGTGTTTCATGGCCTTGTCGATTGCTTCAGTTTTTGCGGCGTACTTGTACTTGATTTTAGTTAGCGGCCCAACTTGGTCTATTTCGTGCCCGGTCAGGGCTGCCGCAACGTCTGGCTCCAGCTCATGTAGCTCCTTGCGCTTGCCGGTTATGGGATCAACCAGGCTTTGTGGATTGAAGAATACCAGCTTTGACAATTCTGCAAGCACGCGCTCACGGGTAAGGCCGAGCCGCTCTTGGTCCAACCTGTCAAGCCGGGCTATTTCGTCGGCGATGTAAGGGATTCTAAGGAGGTCATACGCCTGCTGTGCTGCCGCCTTTTGCGCATAGCCTGCTTTAATTGCCGCCCTTGTCCCGTTTCTGTCGATGCGGTATTCGGATATAAAACTATCATACTGCTCTTTAGCCTGTTTTGTCCTTGGAGTCGGAGCCGATCGAGTCTTGCCTTTTTTAGGCGCAGGCTTTTTAGTCTTCATCTTTGGCCTCAATAATCACATTCTGGAATCGCAGCTGGAGCGCATTGTCTGGAATATGCTCAGGCTGGACATCTATCTGGAGCCGCACCGTGTTGTCGGCCATGGTTTTGATTTGAGTTACCATTCCCTGAAATTTCTTCACTGCCCCAAATACCCTTCTATGGTTTTAATTGCTGCATCCAGGCCCCGGCAAACTTCGACGAAGTAGCCT